TCTGCCTTCAGAGTGATATATGTACATGCCGAAGGGCAGAGAAAACAAACGAGGAGGATTCCACCATGAAGACCAACACCTACTTTGAAGAGCTTGACCGCATCGCCAGAGACTTTGAGGAAAAGCATGAAGCGCACAAGGCGCTGAAGCAGCAGATCATCGACACCAAGGGCTGGGACAGCGAGGAGCTGAAGGCCTGGTACAAAGAGGAAGAAGAGACCTTCCAGTACCCGATCAGCGCGGGAGCCTGCAAGGCCTACAGAGCCTGGCGTTACAGCGATACCGATGAGGTGATCATGGACGACTTCACCTGGGAGAGGGAGCGCCACGACTTCATCGACACCCTTCGGAAGGCAGGCATCCAGACCCTGGTGGTTACCAACCAGTCAACCGGCCTTATGGAAGACCTGCACGGCTACGCTGCCGAGGGCTGCACGATGCTTGGCCTTTGCACCATCACCAAGAAGGATACCCGCTGGGGCGAAGAAAAAGAGGAGCAGATCATGGGGATCCGCTTCCAGCTGAACTGAGGGGGTGCCGGGATGAACATTGCGGATAAGATGGAACGCGAGTCCAGACTGATGGGGAACATCGCATCCTGGATGCAGGAACATGGGGAGGTCCTTTCAGACAGACAGCGAAGCAACGCTTACACCGGTATCCGAATTCGGGAGATCCGGTGGCGGGGACATACCTTCCGCATTGTGGATGTGGACGGAATGACCTGCCAGATCGAGCGGCTATAACAGCCGCCGACGCCAGGAAGCCGAGAGGCTTCTTTGGTTGTATATACACGATACAACCGCCTAATCTTTGTGCATATTATAAGCGGAAATACCGCAGATAAAGCTTGCTATTATTCGGCTTCAGAGTGATATATGTACATGCCGAAAGGCAAACGACAAAGATTTGGAGGGCAAAAACCATGATGAACGCTTACACGATGAGAAACCTGATGGAGCTGGGAAACTACAACACCAGCATCACCCGCGAGGCTTTTGAAGCCCACTTCACAAAGACGAAGGAGAGCGTCCGCTTCACCTTCAACGGCTGGGACGGCAAGAGCTACGACGGCGAGAGCCGCAGCGCGAAGGTCATCCGCACCAACCTTCCCGGATACGAAGAGGTCAGGCTGGTCAAGGTCGGAAAGCACCTTTGCTACATTGAAGAAGACACCAGCATCCTGGAGAAGGCAACCGGCGAAAAGCATCCGGAAGCCAGCTGGCTGGTTGAAGTCGAAAGAGCATAAGGAGGGCGGGATCATGGCAAGCAGAGCAAGAGCAGAGGGAAACTGCAATTACAGACTTTGGACCACCGAGGAGCTGATCGACGCTTACGCCTGGGAAGCGAAGCGGATCAACCAGGAGGATCGCAAACGGACACAGCAGCTGATCAAGCAGGAGCTGAAGCGCCGCTTCGATGCCACCCTTCGGCTCCTGGACGATGAGCAGACCACGGAGAATCCGAAAGGAACCTACAGGTACCTGCTGAACGAATAAGGCAGCAGCCCGGCAGGAGGCCCATGGCAGGGTCTTTTGCTCGTAGTAGAAAGCACAGTTTTTGCCAACGATCTTTGTGCGTATTATATCGCAGATATAACTTGCTATTTCCTCCGAGTAGAGTGATATATGTACATGCCAAAAGGCAAACGACCACGAAAACGGAGGAAACAACCATGACGATCAATGAAGCGATGAAAACCTACAGACTGCCGAACCCCACCACACCGGAAGACCTGGAATGCCGCTGGAGCAAGGTTCTGAACTTTGGAGACAAGGTTCTACTTGCCGGATATTACTACAGCGGAAAGGGCAAGCCCTCCTACTTCGGAGCGGTTTACGAACACCTGGATGACGACATGAGCTGCGAAGGAACCATCGGGCTGAGGGCAGTCAGCAACACTGAATTTGAAGATGACGGCCATGCGATGGCATGGGCGATGAAACAATAAAGCAAGATACAGGGAAGACACTAAGCAGAGTCTACGGAATGATCCGCAGGCTCTTTTCTTTTGCAGATTTTGAAGGAGAGGAGGGATGCCAGATGGCGACCAGAGGGAGAAAACCGACGCCGACCGCGATCAAGGAACTGGAAGGCAATCCGGGAAAGCGCAAGATCAATGAAGCCGAGCCAAAGCCGGAGAAAAAAGCGCCTCCGTGTCCGAAGTGGCTGGAGCCGGAAGCAAAGAAGGAATGGCGGCGGCTATCCAAACAGCTGGAGCAGATCGGTGTGCTGACCGAGGTCGACCAGGCTGCGTTTGCATCCTACTGTCAGGCCTACGCCAGATGGAAAGAAGCGGAGGAGTTTATCACGCAGCACGGCACGATTGTGAAGACGCCTTCGGGCTACTGGCAGCAGGTGCCGCAGGTCTCCATTGCGCAGACCTATCTAAAAATCATGAACAAGATCGCGGAGCAGTTCGGCCTGACGCCGTCCTCCAGATCCAGGATCATTGCCGGTGCCGGTGAAAGCGCTGGGCCGGGTGATGATATGGAAGATCTGCTGGGAGGGAACTGATGGCGGCGAAAAAGAGCAGACCTGCAGAATATCCAACCCTGAAAAACTACAAGCCAACCCGTTTTATGCTGCCGGATTCCCATTATGACAAGATGCTGGCGGATCGGGCAGTTCGCTTTATTGAAAACCTCTGCCATACCAAGGGCCGCTGGAGTGGAAAGCCGTTCTGGCTGCTGCCTTGGCAGGAGCAGATCATCCGAGATGTGTTCGGGGTTGTGAAGGAAGATGGGACACGGCAATTCCGAACAGCCTATGTGGAGATCCCCAAGAAGAACGGGAAGAGTGAGCTGGCAGCGGCCATTGCCCTGTATCTCCTGTATGCAGATAACGAGCCTTCAGCGGAGGTGTACGGCGCGGCAGCGGACCGGCAGCAGGCAAGCATCGTCTTTGATGTGGCCAAGCGCATGGTGGAAATGACCCCGGCACTCTTGAAACGCTCCAAGATCATGGCGGCGACCAAGCGCCTGGTGAATTACTCCAACGTGGGTTTCTATCAGGTGCTGTCGGCAGAAGTCGGAACCAAGCATGGATTGAATGTGTCCGGTCTGGTGCTGGACGAGCTGCATGCCCAGCCCAACCGTAACCTGGTGGATGTCCTGACCAAGGGCTCCGGCGATGCGAGAACACAGCCTTTGTACTTCCTGATTACAACGGCCGGTACAGACCGGAACAGCATCTGCTATGAGTATCATACCAAGGCAAAGGATATCCTGGAGGGCAAGCGCATCGACCCTTCCTTCTATCCGGTGATTTACGGACTGGATGACGGTGAGGACTGGAATGATGAGAAAGCCTGGTACAAGGCCAATCCCTCCCTGGGATACACCATTCAGATCGACCGTGTCCGGGATGCGCACCGGGAGGCACTTACCAATCCTGCAGAAGAGAATGTGTTCCGGCAGCTGAGATTGGATCAGTGGGTCGGCAGCGCTGTGGCCTGGATCCCGGAGCACATCTATGACAAGGGAGATATCCCGATTGATACCGCTTCCCTCAGAGGCCGTGAATGCTACTGCGGACTGGACCTTTCCAGTACCAGTGACATCACGGCTTTTGTCATGGTGTTCCCTCCACTGCATGAGGGAGATAAATACATCGTGGTGCCGCACTTCTGGCTCCCTCGTGAGACGCTGGACCTTCGGGTGCGGCGAGATCATGTGCCCTATGATGTCTGGGAGAGACAAGGCCTCTTCCATGTAACGGAGGGCAACGTGGTCGATTACAACTTCGTGCGTAAGACGATCAACGATTTAAACAAGGAGTTCAACATCAAGGAGATCGGCGTGGACCGCTGGAATGCGACACAGCTGATCACCGACCTGGAGGGCGATGGTTTCACCATGGTTCCCATCGGCATGGGCTTTAAGGACATGAGCCCCGGCATGAAGGAACTGTATAAGCTCCTGCTGGAAGGCAAAATCATCCATGGCGGCAATCCGGTGCTCCGATGGATGGCAGGGAATGTGGTCGCTGAGATTGATGCGGCAGAAAACATCAAGCCCAGCAAGAAAAAGAGCACCGAGAAGATCGACGGGATTGTCGCCTGGATCATGGGACTGGACCGGGCGATCCGCCAGGAGCAGCAGGGCAGTGTGTATGACGACCCGGATCATGGACTGTGGGTATTCTGAGAATGGAGGAATCAAAGATGGACTGGAGAGAATGGTTTGGTTTCAGCAGGCCGAGGGATGCTCCTGAGAGGGAGCTGCCGAAGATTGAAGATAACGTCCGGGATTCGGGCGGTATTTTTGTTTTCGGGCAAACACTCAGCGGAGAGCGGGTGGATGAAAAGTCCGCCATGCAGATTGCGACGGTGTACGCCTGTGTGCGGCTTCTGGCGGAGACGGTGGCCAGCCTGCCGCTTCACCTTTACAAATTTACCGAGAAGGGCGACGGAAAAGAAAAGGCCACCGAGCATCCGCTGTATAAGATCCTGTACCGGCAGGCCAATCCGGAGATGACAAGCTTCTCCTTCCGGGAAGCCATGATGACGCACCTGCTCCTGTGGGGCAATGCCTATGCACAGATTGTGCGAGATGGCAAGAACGGCATTCTTGGCCTGTATCCGCTTCTCCCGGAAAACGTGGAGATCGACCGGGCAGAGAACGGAGAGCTTTTTTATACCTACCATGCTTACACGGATGAAGTTCCCGGTGAGCATGATAAAGATATTATTTTCCAGCGCGACGAAATTCTGCACATTCCCGGCCTCGGCTTCAATGGACTGGTAGGCTTTAGCCCCA